CCTGCAATCTCAATGATTCCGTTTCCTTTTTGTAATGAGTCACCTTGCTCATCTCTGTTTACAAGACCGTTAGAACCTACAGCTTGTATAAGTTCGTAGTACTGTCTTGGGTTTAGAACACCAACTCTACCATCAGTAGAAACTCCTTTTTCATCTAGTGCAGCAGCTGCATCATAGAAAGCATTGATTAATGCAGATGAGCTATATGCGTCAGATGCTTGGTTGTTTGTACCAACTCTGATTTGTGTTCCGCCGGGCTCTACGAAGCCGGACTTTGTGATAGGAGAAGCAGCCCTAGCACCACGAGCAAGAGCTCTGAATACTAA